TGATAGGAATTAAATTAGCATTAGATGTTCCAACACCAACAGGTCTAATTGGACCCAAATCAACAACACCAAAACTATATCCTTTACCACCAGCAGAAACGACTGCATTTGTTACATTACCACTTGAATTAACATCTACTACAACCTTACCACCAGAACCATCACCAAGAATATTCAATTCCCAAGAACCTGTAGAATATCCTTGCCCTCTATCCTGAATATAAACTTGTTTTATTTGATTCTCATTAACATTAGAATCCCCATTATTTCTTACAGATGTTATTTGAGTATCTGTTGTAGTACTCCAATCATTTGGTAATGAAATATATTCCGTTGAATCAAATTTTATAATGTCACTAGGACTAATAGTAAAAAGATACTTCCATGTATATCCATCAGCACCATCACCTGCTTTAGTAGGTTCTAAATCTGTAAATGATGGTTCATTTAAGGATGCATTCCCAGTAGTTGAGATGCCAGAAGCACCATTATTAATACAAATATAAACTTTAAAATCACTATTAACTACATAATAATTTGCATCATATAACCTTGATGAACCTGTAATTGGTGAAAGATTCGTCAAACTATAATCATGACGATACATTTCATATTTTGTTCCTCTTGCCCAATTAACCTTCCTTGCTAATCTTCTTACATTACCAGATGTAATCTTTTTACCAAAAGACATGTTATCACCAACAAATCCATGATAATCAAAATTATCTACAGGACTAGGTGTTGAAGTATCCCAAGCACTATCTTTACCATACCCACTAGCTTTAGGGTTTGATAAACCTACGAAAACGAAATATGAATTAGAAGTATCTGTAACGGAGTCAACAAAATTACCCGCATTTAATATTCTAAATTGATCTGTTACAATTGCAGCCATCTTATCAGCTTTTTCCTATATTTATACTACCCAAGATCCTTTCTGAGAGCACCACTTGATCTAATACCAAATGTTCTTCTCTGAATAGTTGGGAATGTGGTTATTCCTGATGCAAGTATCTTACCAGTAACAGCAACACCGATAGGTGAAAGTCTGGTTGAAATTGAATCAGCATTTAAATCATCAAATTCTAAGGCACCCCATGAGAACCTTCCAATATCTCCAGTAGATATACCAGATGTTGCTGCTACTCCAGCAACATTAGAACCAGTCTTAACTCTACAGGAAATTTTACCAGTTTGAGCATTAAATCTAGTATATGTATGTACCTTATAGACATTATCTATAAATGTTGTTCCAATACCAACAACAGATGCCTCTGCACCATCAATTGAAGTAACACCATGTCCTACTGTAGTATCACTAATATAAATTGGATATCCAACCTTTAAATCAGTAGTAATATCTTGCCCACTATCACCTTGATTAAGCATAAAGTTAATAAACAAATCACTACCACTATGTGAAGTAGTAATTCCAGTGATAATACCAGAGAATCCTCTTATAGTGTTAATACCAGTAATAGTTTCATCTGTAGGTGTTGTTGGATGTATAACAAGAACATTTGGTGCTGCAGAATGTGTATATCCTGCTCCAGGACTGGTTACATTTGCAGTTCCAGATAAAGCACCATTAACAACTGGAAGAGTAGCACTTGCAATACCAGTGTAAACTGCATTTCCACTACTAAAGGTAACACCAAATCCTGAAGGTCTAGCGATAGAAACAGTAACAGCAGTTCCAACATATCCAGAACCACCACTGGTAACTGTTAATGCACTAATTGTTCCTGCTGCAGAAACTGTTGCAGTAACTGCTGCTGATACTGCAACATCTGGTTGCATGATTAAAGCAGAAACTTCGCCAATAACAATTGAACTTTCATTCTCCTCATAGTTAAAGAAATGTGCATCATCAACATAAATTGTACCACCAACCCCAGTTGCAGGTAAATCACCAATAATTCTAGCAGTTGGATAAACTAAAGGTTCAATAGAATCTCTTGTTTTGTAAATATCTACACCTTCAATATTCTTATCAACCTTTTGTTTACTCCAATCTAGAAGTCTATAATCAGTCTCATTAATATTTTGTCCTGTGTACATGTTAGTCTGTACTTTATCAGAACTAGAAATACCAGAAATTATTCTTGGATCTTGTCCTGATACACTACCAGTTGTCTTAAGTTGTATAGTATCACCAGTTTTTACTGTTTCATTAATATTAATATACTTACTATCAACACCACGAGTTCCTCTATAGAAGAATATAGAAACATTATCTCCTCTATTACCTTCACTATCAACACCTTTAGGTGGTCTTGAGAATGTAAATGTAGTACCACCATCAAATGTATAATGTTCTCCTGGTTCTTGAACAACACCATTTACAAAGATTAGTAATACAGCATTTAAATCAATATCTGCATTTGATGTTTCAAAACTTAATAAATCACCATTGTATTTAAGTGGGAAACGAACTCTTGTTCCATCTTGAAGATCCTCAATAGAATCAATGAAATCTAATTCACCAAATTGCCATGAGGCAAATCCATCAGTAAATGTATCCAATACTGTTAAACTAAAATCCAATTGAGGTGTTGTAAGATTTCTATCTGTAACAAGTCCAACTGGTTTGATTACATCACCAGGTTTGAATCCATATCCTGGTCTGACTATATTAAAGTCATTGACTTCATATGTTTCAATAGCTGATATTGTTCTACTTGCAGGTAAAGAATTAGAATTATGTGTTAATACAACAGCAGTAACTATTCCAACAAGAGTATTAATAGAACCTGCAATAGTTGCACACTTAGGATCTGCACTATCTACAGTTATACTATTATCAAATGTTTGTTGCTTACTTGTTTGTGATGTAGAAGAAACACCAACATTAACTGTAATTGAAGATGTAGTTGTAGATGCAATTGATATTTGCTTCTTATTCCAAGAGAATGGATCGCCTGGACGTGGATATAGTTGCTGATTTACACCTTGTGGATTGGCGTTAGTAGCGTCTCTAGTACACTTGAATCCTAATTTACTGGTTCCAATACCAATACCTGCATTCGCCTTCTGAATACCAGCAGTTGCTGAAGAGAAAGTATGTGCAGAAGTATCTGGAGATTGTCCGATATTAACCCATATTCTATTTGTTGATACCTGATGAATTGGCAACCATACACCACTTACAGGATCAGTAGAGCGAGGATATGAATGTGTAGTAGTGTGATTATCTCTAGCACATGTAAATGTTACTGAACCATCTGCAATCTTAATATAATCACCAACTGAACAACCATGCGAATTTATGGTAAGTCTTAAAACACCTGTTGATGGTGCATAAGTTGCTGCTGTAGGAGCATTTAATGTCGTTGGTGCAAGGAATCCGTGATTAGAACCAACATTAAGTACTAAATCACCAGTTCTAGAATCATATGAAGTTGCTTCAGCACCAGCACCAGCAACAACACTCTTGAATACTAATGGTGATGTACCAACAGTTACTGTTAATACCTTATTATCACCACCTACAGTAGCAGTTAATGTAGCACCCGAAGCAGGATCAGTTGCTCTTGGATATGAATGCTTAGTAGCATGTCCATCTCTAGCACAAGTGAATACTAATGAATTGTCTGCAATGGTTACATTTCCACCATTTGCAACTCCGTGAGCAGTGGCAAATGTTAATTGTAAAGTACCTGCTACTGCATCATAAACTGCCTGTGTTGGTTTCTTAGAACCATTAATGGCAGTAGCAGAAGAATCTGCTGCAATATATGTGTGAGCATAGTTACCACCAGAACAAATTGCGTTTGCTACTGTTCCACTAGTATAAGTGTGAGCATATTGTGCTCCTAGATGATTATAAATTTTCTCATTTCTCATTGCTCTAACTGCCATATCTCTGGCTTCCATTAGAGCATAAACCACTTCCTCTTCTTCACCAGCAACAGGTGCAGGGTTGGAATATACACCAGTTACAAAGAGATTTGCAGCATCATAAGTCTTATCATTACCACCATACTTAACATTATGTGCTGTAGCATCTAAAACATCTACTACATCATCAATACAATCTTGCTCTGTGAATCCACCTGGATAATTGTAATTATCTCTAAAGTTAAACTTATTAAACATTCTCTTTGCAGCAAGTTCAGAGATAAATGCATTATTTGCATCAATTAAGTCTGAAGCATCACCTGCTTTATTATTAACTGGTACTGCATCAGTTGAACTAACTTCAACATCTAATAATAAACCTGTTCCAGTATCTGTTGTACTTCCAATACCTCTTCTGGATACACCAACAACTTCCAAATTACTATAAGAAGGTGAAGGAACATTTATACGTGGATTAACATAGTTCTGTCCACCAGCAGAAACACCAAATATAATAGTTCCACCAGCACCAACAGTCGCTGTAACTGTTGCACCCTTTCCTTTACCACCACCAGCACCAACATTGATAGAAATTGTATCATTATCAATCTTAGTAAGTGCTAAATTATTTCCATTAGCAGCAGGATCAGTTGTTCTTGGATAAGTATGCTCACTTCTATGATTGTCCCTAGAACATGTGAATACAAATGAATTATTAACAAGTTGAACATTACCACTACTTCTTCCATGACTAGGAATTGTTAAAGTTAATGTACCTGTATGTGACTCATATGAAGCACCAGTAGGTGTGAAAGGTCCACCTGTTCCAGTAACACAATTAGCAGAACATCTTACAAATCTATGTGTGTATGCCTCATCAGTTACACCAACACCAACAACACCACGATAACCAGAACCATTATAGTCTGTAGTTCCTATACCAACAGCAGTAATTGCACCACTTGTATTCAATACAGCAGTTACAGAAGCACCAACTGGTTGTGCATATCCACGTCCAATACTAGAACCAAGAGAAACAATCATTCCTCCTCTTGGTAATTGATTTTGGTTCACATCATAATCAGATACTACCAAATTATTACTACCTGCAGTTGTTATTCCACTAAAGGTTATAGTTGAACCAACTCCATTATTTGTTAATGTCCAATTATTTCCAGTATTATTTGTTGTAGTTGGAGTTTGGAAAATATTATTAATAAAGACTAGTCCACTTCCAGATTCAATAGCAGTATTTGCAGCACCAGCAACAGTTAATTGGTAAGTTGCTCCAATTCCAGTAAATTCCTTAGAAATATTATCATAAAGAACGTTCTTTGAATAATCCTTTCTTAAGAAAACTCTACCACCAAATGTTGATCTAGGAGTTTCTAAATTTGTATCAGGATCTATTATTGTTAAATTATTTCCAGTAGGTGGTTCAGTAAAGTGAATTTTACTATCAATGACATTAAATGCACCAAGATAAACTCTTGCAACTGAAGCATCATTATGAGATGCAGCAGTACTTCCAACAAATCCTCTTTCAAGTTCTACTAGATTGAAATTTCCAGTCTCAGTAATTGGTCCAACTGCAGTAGTTCCTAATCCAACAGTTACAACTTTCGCAAATTCATTATCAATTTTAAGAATATCTCCTGGTAAAATCGAAGAAATTCCACTTAAAGATGCATATGTTTCTGTAGCGTTTATAGAACCAAAGTTATCAGTTAAAGTATAATTAACTGGAGTATATGTTAATGGTGATTGTACAATACCATCAAGAGATAAAACTGTCTTCTCTACAGTTTTTGTCATACCAAGAACATGAGCATTACCAGCACCAGCACCTTGGAATGTAATTGCAGTTCCTGCAGTAGCATTTGCCTTACTTGTTGCTAATTTAAATGTGTCAGAAGTAATTTTAATTGCATAAACAGTTGCTGGTAATACGGAACCACCAGTCATTACCATAGCAGAACCTGTAATATTACTGAATGTTGAACCAGCTCTATAACTTAACTGCTCACCAGTTTCAAAGAAATGATCCTTAATGGTGAATAATCCAGTACCTAAAGTTGTTGTAGTTCCTGGATTAAATGTCTTAGCAAATATATCAACTCCTTCATGTTGAACATCAAATTCAGTAACATTAATTCTTGATTGATTAATTCCATTATATGCAGAATTGATATGCTTTTCACCTATAGTTCCATATAAATGCTCTTCAGGTATATTAACTAAATCTTGATCTGTATTAAACAACTCATTGAAAGTCTGAACTAGAACTACATCATTAATTCCAGCATCTGGATAGAACTTTAATATTACATTACCACCACTAAATTCAGAACCAAATGTACCTATACCACTTGTACTACCAACTCCTAAGAATGGGAATTGTGTAGTATAAACATCTGTTCCATCATGTACTGAAAGTAATTGATGTAATGCTGATGTATTTCCATATCCAACCTTAACGATTGATTTAATACTAGTTGCATTTGCTTTAGCAGAACTAAAGACTTGTACGGGAACAGCAGGAGCAACAGTATATGCAAATTTACTTTCGTATCTTGCTGTTTTTTCAGTACCACCAGATTGTCCACTAGCAAGGAATCTATATGTTCCGATACCAGCAGCAGTAACACCAAATCCAACAATTTTAGATCTAACAAGAACAGATTCTGATTCTGTGTTAGTGTAATTTAATTTAACAACACCAGAACTTACACTTGCACCAAATGTACCAATAATACCACCACTTGGACCCTCCTTATTATCAAAGGAGAAGTCTGCAATATATGTGTCAGTTCCATCTTGATCAACATATAATTCAACATATGATGTATTATCTGTTATCGAATTAACAACTTCAACATTAGCAAAGAAACCTTCATTAATATTTGCTGACGCAGTAACTAAAGTTACTGTGGTTCCAACTCCAACATTTGTATTAGAACCATATATGTCTACAAATCCAAAGGATGTGCTTCCAATTCCAGCAGCATTGCTAACAAATTTAGTTCTAATAGTTTTAATATCATAATCATTTGAAAATGGATCTATAGGATCGAATCTCAAGTATCCCTTTCCATCTTCATCATTCCATCCAGAAATATCACCCAATCTATCAACTTTATAATTGTTATCACTACCAGTTGTACCTATACCAATACTTCCTTTTTCAAAAGTAAATATCTCACCAGCATTATTAGTAAGTGTTACAACTTCAGTTATTTGTCTTTCATTATTATCTGGATTAACAACTTGTACCAAATATCTGTTATATCCAGCACCAAGAGAAATTTCATCTATATTGGTATATACATTAGGAGCTGGGAATGCTTTTGAGAATTTTGGTGCTATATCATCTATCTTCAATACACGATTTGATTCAATATTAATATAATCAGATAATCTCTTATTCTGGAATTTAACATACCTAGACTTGGTAGAAGTAGCATCTAAGTCTATACCAAAATCAAAATTACTGACAGTATCAACTCTCTTTTCTCCAATAATATCAATTAGAGCAACACTACCAGAATCTTCAGGTGTTTTAGCAATAATTTTAGTAGTAGTTGTTATTCCAGTATCAGCAAAGTTCTTCAATCCAGTTGTATGTAAAAGTCTGTTTACTGGATTTGATAAATCCTCGTATTCAATTGGACTTTGAATAGCATAAGAGAGATTCTGATAGTAATCATTATCTGGAAGAACTTGATGATCTTCATCCAATTTTCCAGTATCAGTAGACCAACCATAATCTCTTCTTAGAGAATAATCAATTTCAAATCTTGCTTTATTTTCATCAACTTGTTTAATTGTTGCAATTGTTCCAGATTGTCTACCCCTAATAACATCACCTACTTTTAATTCATAAGTTCCTCTAACTTTAATTTGATCACTTAAATTTAAAGTTAAATATAAGTCTTCTGCAACATATGTTGATGCTTTAAGAACAAGTAATTGCTCATCTTCAATAAAGTCTAATGGTTCTTGGAGAACACTAAATGTTGGATAATCTGATTCTTTAACTAAAGTTGCAAATCCATTTTGATCTGTTTTTGCAATTCCAGGATATCCTGTTGTTACTTCACTAAGATCAAACTTAACTATAAATGGGTTAGCATTAACAACAGCATTTACAGGGAAGAACTTATAACCATAATCAGGTGAATTAAATCCTCCTCCAGCAGTTGTTGTACCAACACCAACTGTACTTAAACCACTTAAACTTTCAATACCTTCGACAAAAACTCTATCAGTAGCAGAAAATGGTGGAACAGCAAATCCACTAATTGGTGTAGTCAATGTACATGTAACAATACCTGATAATGATGATTCAACTTTCTCAATACCAATTGAATTTGTATTATTAACTGTACGTATAATATTGACAGTATCTGATAAACCTCTTGGAGATTGTGAAATATTAATCTTAGAAATTGCAGAACCTTGCAATTCTGCAGTTAAGAATCCATCTGGATATGCCTCACCAGTAGATGGGTTAACTACAACAACATCTGGAGCATAGGTAAATCCTGAACCACCAGAAACAATACTTATATCAGAAATTGAATTTCTATTAATTACAGTAATATTTGGTGAAATAAAGACTTCAGGGTTTAATGTTCTATCACCAGAATAATCAAATCCAGGATCCTCTATATCAACCTCTTTTATTCTACCAATAGTTGATGAATGAGGTATAATATCAGCATTTTTACCAGCAACAGAAGTTATACTCTCGAACTTAGGTAATCTCTTATAACTAAGTCCACCAGAAGTAATACGCATAGCGTGAACGCCACCTCTAGCAGTTGTAGAGGACGTTGTATACTTCAATAGACTAGATGTAGTAGGAGTATAACTTAAAGACTCTGGAACGTCTCTTAGGGATATATTAAAGCTTGTTGTACCTACACCAGCAACACTATAGGTATTATTATATACACTTGGACTAAAAATAATTTCAGAATTATAAGCTACCTCAGTATCTGAAGTACTAATATATCCACTTCTTTCTAATGTGTAAAATAATTTGGATGGAAGAGTATTTGCATATGTTAATGTTAATGCTGCACCTACACTACCAACAGCAATATTATTTCTTACAATATTGAAATCAGTAATAGTTCCACCAACAGAAACTATCTCATTATTAAATCCCTCATCATAGAATAACTTTAAGTTATAATTTGTTAAACTACTATCAGAAATATCAAATACTAAACTATTATTCTCAATTGGTTTAAGTTGAGGATTAATCTTAGAAAGTTGATGTCCAATAACACCAGCAGGTGCTCCTACAGAAGGTGCAGAAAGATTTAATATTATTGGAGGTTCTGCAATAGAATCTAAACGTGTAGATGATAAACTAAACTTATCATCATCTATTCTATAAACATAATATGAACCTGTTGTAGTTAATCCAGTTATTGGTTTAACACTAGTAGAATTATAAAAGACTTTATCACCTGTTTTAAAACCATGTGAAGTAAGAGTTATTTCATTTGTAGTTGCATTCAAGACAGAATCAGTAAATGTTGTTAACCCTACTAATAGTTTGTCATGCTCAGAATTATAAGAAAGTATTACATTAGCAGAATTACCAACACCAATTGCTCTATTAGATTTTAATGATAACTCAATAGCATCACCATTTAACATTCCATGTGCAGTTGAAACACCAACTATAGCAGTAACTTTTTCTGCTCTTGCAGTTTGTTGAGTAAAGTTAGATTCAATAGAATACTTCCAATTATCATTTGATGATGTACCATTAACCCTACGTCTAAAGTATAATCCACTTGTATTAAATCCAACAGCAGTAGTAAGTCCAATATAATCTTTACCTTTATTGATAACGTACATTGTTTGTGAATTACCACTAACAGGTACATTAACTTCAGCAGTAGCTGGTCCTACACTAGTTTTGAGTACTTTTGATGTATTGGATGGTTTTCTAATTATTACTTCCTGATTATGTTTAAACTTATGATCTGGAAGGTAAATACTCTGATATGGAACAGAAATTGATTCTACTGTATTACCAATCTGGAACTCCCTAGCAGCATCACCACCAGTTGTAGTTCCAAAACCAACAGCCTGTTGAGGATTAAAGTATACTATATCATCCAAATCAGACTCAAAATATGGAGTCTTGATAGGTAAAGTAAATGTATCTGCAATTTTAGTAAGTATAGAAGATGCTGTATGTGCAATACCAGGATTTGTTCCTCTGACTATTCGTAAAACCTTATTCTTTCTAAAGACATTAAGTACAGAAACTATTTCTTGACTAGTAGTTCCTATACCAACTGAAGAACCAACAGAAATGTTGTTAGGCATTGATGATAGGTATACATCAGTTACCATTCCAACAGTTGTGTTATGTGCCATTGGAGCAACCAAATAGGTATTCTCGGAAGTAATACCAATCTTATGAGACTTTGTTAATCCAGAAATGTATGTTGATACTCCAGAAATAATAACATTATCTTCATCTAATAAAGTATTTGTTCCATTTGTACGAACAGAAACTTGATTAGCATTATCCCATACTAAAGACACATCCTGATATGTTTCTACAGTTGTGTCTATACTTGTTATTGTCTTACCTTCCAATTCAGAAACATAAGCATTTAATCCACCACCATTTGTACCCTCATTATCAAATGTGGCAACATCCATTACTGCATAATCATCACCAGGTTGATTAACAGTTAACTGATCAACAGCACCTCTACTTACAGATTCTACTATTGTCCTCTGTTGTATAGTCTCATATGGTTCTGAGATAAAGTCATTATTTGAATTTAAATCTTTAGATTTGTATGGGAATGTATTTCTAATTAAATCAGACTTATTAAAATCAAAACTTTGATCTATTTTTTGTTCTATTAAATCAGACCTATAAGAATCACCAATAAAATATGGGAATTTTGCTTCTCTTGTTGTAGTTGTTATACCTGCAAAGTAAGCATAAACACCATTAGGGAATTCTGGTGTCTTTGTATATCTTCCATTATGCTTATCAAGATCACCAGTATTTGCATACTTATAGTCTTCAACAAAGAAACCTGCACCAAATCCAGAAGGTCTATCTACAACATCACCAGTAGATAATTCATATCCAGTATTAAGATATTTTAAATCAGAGTTTCCATCATTTGGATCCGTATAACCATTAGGTCCATATATTGGATTACCATCATATGCCCAACCAATAATTGGTGAATGTGAATCTAACTCATCATTTAAATCATTTAATGCAATTGCTGTAGAATGTCCAACATAACCATAAGCTAGTTTATCATTATTTTGAACTAAAATTTCATTACCAAATCTTTGGAAATTATTTACTGTTAAACCTCTAATATGAGCCTCAACAAATGCATTAGAACCAACAGCAGTTACTGCTATACCAGTTGTTGATGGATAATCTTGTCCAGGATTAATAATAACAACATTTGTAATCTTTCCATCTGCAATAATTGCTCTTGCCTTAGCACCTATACCAGAACTAATTCCAGTAAATGTTATATCAGGTGAAGAAGTATATTCAACACCACCATACTGTACTTGTACACTATCAATCTTTCCATCAACAATTATTGGTTTCAGTTCAGCATCTTTACCACTCTTTATAGTTACTATTGGATTTTTATCAAAATTTAATATATTTGAACCATATCCAGTTCCTTTGTTATAAAGGTATGCATCAATCATCTCACCCCTAATAATAGGAGTTGCTGTTATTATTCCAGTAGTAGTTGCATTAACAGTTAATACAATATCAGGATATGAAAAATTCTGATAACCAGAACCTACAGTAATCAAATCAACAAAATCTTTTCTATCATAATTTGATGTTATTGTTCCACCAATACCTGCATCAGCAAGTTTGAATGAATCATCATCAAGTTTCATAATTTGATACTGTTGTCCAGTAGATGTTGATAATCCTAATATTGTTCCAATTCCAACATCATGAGAATAAACAACTTTATCACCATCAGCAAATCCATGCCCCTTAAAGGTTAAAATATTGGTTACAGTGTTTATTCCTACAGGATCTATAATTAATTTTCTATTTGTATATCCAGAACCACCATCCAGAACTTTAATTGATCTTAAAGTCTTAGTAAGTTTTGCTTTTTTGAATTTATGGAATCCTTGTGTATTAGTATTCAATCCTACAGTATTAATTCCAGCAGTTAAATCAGCAGCACTTGTATAAACTTTAATTGTATTACTATTAACAATTTCTGGGAAATATACAGAATTATTAGTTAATGTTCCACCAGCACCAGTTATTATTGCATTGCCATTAGAATCATAAACAAGTTCTTCTCCTTGAACAAAATTATGATCTGTAGTAAAAGTAATAGTATTATTTGATAGACTTAAACCACCACCATAGATATCTGCTCTACAATCAAACTCAACTTCACGTTGTCTAAAACCAACCATTGGCATGAAACTAGCACCAGTTCCATTACCACCACTAATACTTACAGAATCTACAGTTTCAACATCAAAATTCTGAGGATCAACTAATATTTCTTTAACACTACCACTAACAACAGGTTGTATCTTGGCATTAACACCTGCTCCAGCTGCAACAGTTATAGATGGTAAATTAAGTACGTCATAGTCTTTTCCACCATTATAAACATGTATAGAATCAATTGGACCATAATAAACTTTATCTAGAGACTTATAGTTAAAGATTTCAACACCATTTACCAGCATTCCAGTTGATCCTGGAACTGTCTTAACATCTTTACCAGTTTTTATGTCTTGTGAATGATGGAATTTCTTAAGAAGAGATTGTGGAGCAATAGAATCATCCTTTTGACTTGCAAGAACAAAATCATGATTGTTAGTTCCATTTGCAGTAAATCCTATGAAAGTATCAGCATCAATTAATGAAAGTGATTGGTATAGTTTAATTTTACCGCCAGTAAGCACCTTAACATAATAAAAACCTTCACTTACACCATTTAATGGGGTAGTTTCTGGTTTATAGTAAACCTTATCTCCAGTAATAAAATCAAGACTAGGTTCTGGGAATGAGATAGTAGTAAATTTTTGTGTATTACCATCAAAATCCTGCAATGCACCCGATGATGACGTATCTATAGTATACTTAACAGTAGATTTTGTTATATCATATGATGGTAATGAATTTGATGCAACATAGAAGAATTCATCATTTTCATTATAAACATTCTGAATATCTGTAGTAACTTTATTCTGCCCATAAGTTATAGGTGTTCCAGAACTAGTTGCAGTCTCTAATTTTCTTCTAAGTGTATATGTCTGAGTGGCATCATAGTTAAATCCACTCATATTATTCAACTGTACCTGTTTAAGTACTTTGTTAACTCCACCAATACTTGCATTAGAGAATGCTATATTCTCTGTATTACCCAATAAAATATCAACCTTATCATTTACTGATAAACTTGCATCTTCAATCTCTGATTTTAAAGTAATTGTAGATGAACCAGTATTAATTGCTTCAATATCAAATCTACAACTTGTATTGTAAATCCATGAATTAGCAAATATTTCCTTATCACTCTTATCAACTTCAGGATTCTTTATTCTTTCACCTACATTTTTTACAAATAAAACTTGGTTTTCAGAAGTATCTAAAACATCATTAACCAATTTAAAGTCTGATAGTACACCACCAAGACGTATTTCTACTTTCTTAGTTAAATCACCATTTTCATAACCATAAAATACTTCATTAGTTCTGATTTCATCTGCTGTACCAATGCCTGAAACGACTCCAGAACACCCTAGAAACTGGTTAACAGTCTTATCAGTATATGTAATGGTATTTGTACCAGCAACAAGGGTTCCAGTAGCACCAAACCCTACAGTAGAATCAACAGTAATAATGGTATCAGATGGTGAAACAGGGTTAATTACCTTACTTTTTGGTTGAACTTCAAATGTACCTTCAATTAATGCTCTTTCATTGTATCCAACAAACAATCCAATCTTATAATATGTACTAATTCCAGATCTAGTAAAGGTTTCAACTTCGGAAACAGATGCCTGAGTAGCATCATCTGTTGATTTTTTAATGGTTTGTCCAACTAATTTTGCTGGATCTCCAGAAATTCTCTCAGCAACTATTAATTCTCTACGCAAAAACTCTGCCGAGGAGGGTTTGGGAAGGTATTGTTCTAAATCTACAACTTTAGGTTCTACACCATAAAGTACATTAAAGAGAATTCTGAAGGATTCTTCAGTTCCCTTTGCTTCATATAAACTTCTTGCCTCTTTAATGAAGTTATTAACATTAAGATCTGACTGAAAATCAACGTCTTCTAGTCCTGGAGTATAAGTATATTTTAATTTTCTATAAAAATCTTTTAAGAATAGAGCACTTAGGTTCTGAACTTTAGAAGTTGCGGTATGAGTTGCAGCACTTGTATCACTAAAAACTAATTCTTCAGCGTTTAATTCAGTTCTATAGCTTGTAATTCCACTAAATCCACGTACTACACCAGTAAATGTGTTAGTTGTTAGTCCAGTATATGTAAAAACCTCATTATCAATCTTAAATAAACCATTCTCATTAGGAAATCCCTTAGTAGAATACACCTGAACAGTAGTATCACTAGCAGAAATATCAGAATATAGGGTAGTTTCCCCAGAAATTACCTCTTGAGTAAGGTTATCAAGTTTTAAATATTGATCCAAATTGACAGCAATATCTGCAGCACCACCTTGATGTTCCTGTGAAAGGTAATATTGCTTTAAAAAATCTACTGCTTTTGGACTTTCGGAGAGTACAAATTCAGGCAGTTGATTTTCAATTATCTGTCCAACAGATACTCTCTTTTCAAACCCAGTTTGTATCATTCTTTATATCCTCTTAAGTTCTCCATTTAAGTAGCTGGAAGTTGTCTTATACCCGATACCAGATATCTGTTCACCAGAAGTAATCGTATCCTTAATCATATTTATTGCACTCTTAGAAACGGAAAAATCTAGGTATAAATCCGATAATCCAATGACATCATTCGATTCTGGTACTGCTTGTATCTCAATTATGTTATTTGGTTCAACTGTAGATGTAATATTTACAGTATTAATGATAATTTCACCCTTAACATAGTCTACAGTACCAGCAGATTTTGTAATAACAGTGTTTTTATCCTCTTCTAATGCTTCTTTTACAATAGAAATAACACCTGTACCATCATCTCTAGGAGTATCAGTGAAATAACAAATGTCATTACTACCAGCAATCTTAAATCCTGTACTTTTTATGTTAAATCCTTCTGTACTATAGTGGAATTTATTACCATAACATAACTCATATTGAGCATAAGTGCTTATAAGTGCCTTTAAATTCCTTCTAATTCTAACTCTAGTAATATTTGAGGTTATAGCAGTATCAGAACCATCAATTAATTGACAAACTTTACTATATTTGAACCTTCCACCAAATTTATTAATGGTAGATGAACGATATGTGCTTAAAGTACTGGTAATTCTTGACTTTAAATTCTCAATATTCGTTACTTTAGTCGTATCATAGTAGACTGCAGAGTCTATTTCGACAAAAAGTACCTTCAAATCGGTAATTTTTTGATTTATACCCGAAAGTGAGTACTGTTTTAACTTAGAAAGGATGGTATTTCTGTCAAAATCTGAAATATAGTCACCATTTTTAGGTTTTATACTTATAACTACGTTTCCAAACTGTGGTGGATCTAATTCTTCACCTCCAACAACAGAAACTGACTCTGTATTAGGGTAAATATTCTGAATTATTGCCTCATAATCTCTTGCAGTCACCGCACGGTACTGAGAAGAGTAAATTCTTGGTGCAAAATACTTAATTGAGTCAACAGATTCAATATCAGCACCATTTATAGCGTTTTGAGAGGTTGTAATCTCAATAGAATTAGTCGGAATCTCTATTTTTCCTTGATCATCTCTAAATCTTCCTGAAAATGTAAAATTAGATGCTCCATTTCCGTCTTTTCCATCAGTAATAATGTAAGAAACATCAATTACGTTACCAGTATCTAATTTTTTACCAAAAAACCCGTCTCCAAACAATAATTCGTACTTTTCATCCTGAACTTCTTGTAAAAAGTAGACTTCAGAGGTTGTATCGATGTTTAAAATGTTATCAGAGACTTGATATTCCCTTCCTTCTGATACATCATTGTTAGATTCCCTTATTCTTACCACAATTGTCGAAGAATCAATATATGGGTTGTCTAAAATGAACCTTTGGTCCAAAGAACCGTCTACAACGAAGGATTTCTCTAAAAATGTACCTTGATGAACTGTAATATTACTAAAAGTCGCATTTTGATTTGAGTCAACCGTAGTAACTATCCTTTCTGGTACTGAAAATACGTAATTTGTATCATTAGAACTGCCTACACAAACTAATCCTGCCTCTAAATCTAGTGTACTTGTCTGTGTATCTGCTATAGTGACGCTAAATGAGATTTC